ATCTTATATGGAACTCCTATTCAAGTGCCTAGAGAGGCCAAGGTATGTATTCATTGTGTATTTTATTGTATGGATACTCCTTTTGGAAATGTATATACATCAATTGCACCTTGGGTTAAAAATAATAATAATCGTTATCCTGTTGTACCACATATGATTAATTTACCGGATCATGCAGAAACAATGCATCAAGAGTTAAATATACCGGAAAATACAATAGTCTATGGATGGTATGGAGGGACTGGTGAATTTAATATTGAATATGTCCATAAAATTATATATAGAGTTGCTAAAAACAATCCAAATATATATTTCTTATTTGCAAATACTAATAAATTTTGTGATGATTTACCAAATATAATACATATAGATGCAATTATAGATCTTGATAAGAAGGTAAGATTTATTAATACATGTGATGCAATGATATGGGCACGAAAAGATGGTGAAACATTTGGTTTAGCCATCGGCGAATTTTCAATAAAAAATAAGCCAATTATTTGTACAAAAGTAGGACCAAATTTAGCACATGTGGCCCTACTTAAAGAAAATGCATTTTGGTATAATGAAAATAATTTGGAAGAAATTCTTACCAGATTTAACAGAGAAGAAAATGCAAAAAAGGACTGGAATATGTATAAAGATTATACACCGGAACCGGTAATGAAACTCTTTAAAGAAGTATTTATAGATTCTGTTCCAAATAATTTGCACCCAATTACTTTTTCAATTCCAGAATGCAAAATAATTTCCAGAATTCCAGAGAAGAAGAAATTACTCTCAAGTATAATTCCAGGAGATGGCAGTACTTATATATTTAGAAGTGAAGAAGACTACTATAATGAATATAAGTCCTCAATGTTTGCCAAGACCTGTAAAAAGTCTGGATGGGACTGCATGCGCCACTACGAAATTATAGCAAATGGATGTATCCCATACTTTGCCGATTTAGAATTATGCCCCAAAGATACAATGGCACTTCTTCCAAAAGATCTGTTAAAACAAGGAAATGCTCTATATGAACGCCTTCTTTTATCAAAAATTACTGAAACTGATCTACAAGAATATATTGAACTTGCTAATAAATTATTAGCGTATTTAAAAATGCATTTAACTACGTCTAAGATTGCAAAATATATTCTAGAAAAATCCAATAAACTAAATGTGTCAAATGTACTATTTTTATCTGGTTCATTAAATCCAGACTATTTAAGATGCCTAACCCTACATGGGTTTAAAGAGTTATTTGGCGCAAAATGCCATGACTATCCTAGAGTAGGTCATATGTATATGAATGAAGCAATTGATTATACATTGCTATATGGTATGGGTATGAGTTATTCAAATATACTTGATCCTGGGCTACATGACTATAATTTAGATAAGACTATTGAAGAAGATATTAGAATGAAAAAATACGATCTTGTAATTTATGGTTCATATCACAGAGGCTTACCATACTATGATTTAGTCTCTAAGATATATAGGGGCGATGAAATAATAATGTTATGTGGTGAAGATATACATGAATGTAAGGCAAAGAATTATATTTTATCTAAGGGGCATTATTTATTTGTTAGAGAGTTATAGTGGCTATTGAGGAAGATTCTTTAGTAATAAATCACCAGTATATACGTGAAATTGTTGATTGGTGTCTTTACTGCTTGCAGGGCCATAAATATAATTCATACTTGTATCTGTCCAGTCTTCGTGAAAATCTAAAATGCCATCTGAAATTTGGTGTCCATGCATGAAAATATCGGGTGGAATGCCTATTAATCCACTTCTTAAAACCTCATATCTAAATGCAACACCATCTACATTTGTAATATTTCCTATACCATCATCGATAAAAAGCCAATGTAAAAAATGACCATTGCATAATGTATATGAAATATGCTCACCATCTTTTAATTTTCCAAAACCTTCCATAATAAAATATTTTTGCGCATATACTTTATCATGAGTCATTGCCCAAGGAAATACATATGCACTAGGAAATTGCGCAATAAATTTACCAGTTGCCTCTATATAACTCTTTGCATAGTCGGTATCAGATGTACCCTTTTGATTTACAAGTCCATATTCAGGATGATATGCTATAATTTCTTCGTTTGACCATATTACAGCATTTGTTCCAGCATTATCATGATCTAATAATTTTAATCGTTCAGTTCCAACTCTTGGATCTATAGCACATGGTTGATAAACATAACCAAAACAGTATCCATTAACTTTATCATGAACGAAATATAAATCTAAGAATTGATTTTTAGGTTTAGCCATTTCAGGTAGTACAATTGAACGACGATACATTCTTCCAGCTAAACGAAGCCAATTATCATAATATGTTCCTGTAGGAAATATATTATCTATTAATGTTCTTAATGTTGCAGTTTTATCAGTAGCTTTTATTGTAAATATATAATCCCTACAATCATTTGGATGATCGTGCATGTAATCTATTATTTGAACTAATGCATAATAATGCGAATTATTATTTTCAGACTGAGATGCTATATAATTGCTTATATCAGCCCCACCAGTAACACTTGACATATCAGAGCCATTTGTACTTAATAATGATGATACTGAACTCAATATTATTGCTACAGCACCAAATATCAATTCCTGAGGTCCGGGTATTAAAGCAGCAATTCCATCAATAAATACTGATGCCGCCAAAAAATTTTCAAGTGTGCTCTTTATTGAATTATCAATACTACGCCTTGATATATCTGCTTGAGATTGAAGCTGTGCCCAAACTTCATTAATAATTAAACCCTGTTGCAACCATAGATCCTTTACAAAACCTTTCACTGTTACTAAATTTGCTTGAATTTTAACAATTTCACTTGGGGTTAAATTTGGAGTAGGCGGTTGAACTTTTGGTAATGGTATATTAGGCACTGGTCCTGGCGGAGGATCATTAAGTGGCACAGGAGGTATAACACTTGTTAAAATTGCATTTGAATAGCAACAGGAAAACATATAATTAAAGGGCAGTATTTTAATAAGTGATATAAAGAATAGCTCATTTATTAAAATATAATGTTCAAGTCTCTTCTTACATTTCTAGCTGTCGTATCTCTTGGCACCTCATCTCCCAATAACTGTGTACAGTTTTCTATAAGTGCAGGAACAGGATGTCAGTGGATGTGTAATTATTGTGCAAACCAGCTCGGCACTAATAACTACTACTTTACAGATAATGTATGTAAGTACCAGACAGGAGGTTGTGTAGGTAATCCTGTGGCAGGTAATTCATATACGTGTTGCTCTGCTTAGTTAAGTCTTTCCAAGAGACACTGCAGATGACGTAAGAAGACGACCCCCATCAACATGAATAACGGAGCCAGTCATAAAACCAGCTTTGGAACTATCTGCAAGAAAGACAACAAGCTCTGAAATATCACTTGGCTGTCCAATACGCCCAATAGGATGTGTAGTTGCAGATGCAGTATAATAGGCATCCGCCGCCCCTTGTGACATTCCAGCAGAGGTATGAAAGCCTGTTTGAATAGTTGCAGGAGAAATACAGAGTACACGAATTCCTGCAGGCGCAAGTTCAAGAGCCAGAGACTTTGTAAGCATTTCTACTGCAGCCTTTGATGCACTATAGGGTCCAAGGCCAACTACAGGTCTAGATGCAAGAACTGATGAGAAATTAATAATTGTTCCCTTGGATTCTGTAAGATAGGGAAGAGCAGCCTGAGATGTGAAAAATACTGATGTAATATTTAGTGAAAAAGATGCATTCCAGTCATTAAGAGTGGTGGCCTGAAGAGTTTGTCCAAAGGTTGCCCCACCAACATTATTTACAAGAAGGTCAAGGCGACCATAGTTATCAATAGTTTTTTGAACACATTCTTTATATGATTCAGGCTCTGTAGCATCAACATCAATTAAGTAAACAAGACCCGTTGCTACAGCCTTATAGGCTTCCTTTAGACGTGTCATAGAGCGCCCCGTAACTGCTACAGAGTAACCATCAGCAAGAAGACGTAAGGCAATTTCCTTGCCAATTCCACTAGACGCACCAGTAATTAAGGCAACTTTCATTCTAGATTCTAGAAGCTGAGTTACTTTAGATGACAGCTGCAACAACTACAATTTCAAGGTCCCAACTTGCAGTAGGAAATTGTATTCCGCAAATTGTGTTCCGTGATGGAGCACAGCCTGTAGGTATCCATGCAATAAATACTTCATTAAATTTGGGATAATCTTCAGGGTTCTTTAGAAAGACCTGCATTGAAAGAATATGCGCCTTATCTGAGCCTGCATCTTTAAGACGATCATCAATATGATTAAAGACTTCATTAGATTGCTCTTGAATAGATTTTCCAGCACTAATCCAAGGAACCTGCCCGGAAAGGTATATTGTACCATTATGAATAACAATATCACTATATGTTTGTTTTACGTCAATACGCTTTATTATATTCATGTCTATTTCATATTCCACTATTTATTCTCCAAAAATACCCCAGTTCTTCACCTTATTAATAATCATTTCATGATGAGGAATATCCTGTGAAGTTGTAAATGTTAGCGATAATACAACTCTACGTTGATCCCGACAGAGCTCCTTGCCCCGATGAAAGACCTTATCACCTTCAAAAAGAATTGCTTGGCCCTTTTCTAGTTCGAGCGTCTGAACCTGTCCTTTAGCATCCTTGTATTGATAATTTCCACAGGTCTGTTCCATAGAAACAGGTACTAAGAGGGTGAAGTAGCGACCATTATAGTGATTTGTGTCAAAATGCCAGTCAATAAAGTCACCCTCCTTTTCATATACAACAAGACTTAGCGAATTTGGCTGATCAAGAGGAGTAATTTGCACCTGCGTACCAATTACCTCGGAGATTATTGGCGGAAGATTTTTATACCATTCTACAATTTCTGGAAAGCGCTCATTAAGTTTACGCAGTGGTACAGCCTTCTGGCGCTTCTTGATAATTTCAATTCGTTTTCCCTCCTCCTGAGAAATTAAGAGGAGGGGTGCAACATAATCCTTCGGAAGGGGAAGGTCAAATACTTTTATGTAACAGAAATTTTCAGTTGGCTCGCTAGGACAATTTTTAAGATAATTTACGTAGAAGGTTGTACGGTAGAGAAAGTATGCAACAAAACCAGCAATTATAAGTATTAGGGCAAAAACTCCAATAAATATTGGGTTATATATTATTTTTGGGAGTTTCATAGTTAAGATTACTATAGAGTATATAGAAAATTTATTTCCTTCTCTTTGATTTAATAGTATTTTTTACTATAACTTTATATATAAGTATACAAATGTACACTATAATAAACAAGAATATATTAAATAAACAGAAACTTAATATCATACTTAAAAAATAAATATTTGATGTACCTGGTTCATAATCAGTATCTATCTTAAATGTACTTATATATATTGAAAGAATATAATTATCCCAGTCTTTTCTATTATCAGTCATAGGGCACAATTGATAGCAAAGAGGTGTATAATATGCAAATTTACCTAATAGACAACCATAGCTATTATTTAAGACATCCCAATCCCAAATAATACTTTCATGCTGTTTAATAATATTTATTATTTTATTACGATATGTCTCTGAATATATATTTGCATGACACCCAAAGCTAATAGTATAGTTAATATATGAATTATAAGGAAATATTGCTATTGGAAAAGTTCCAAGTTGTAGTAAAAAATCAGTATTATTTTTAGATTTTATAAAAGTATTTATATTATTAATATGAGTTTTATTTGTTATTTTAGAGTCAAAAATAAAATCATCTTCAAGCACTAAAATATTAGAATATGAATTTATTTTTGCATGCTCAAATATAGCAATATTTGCATGCAATAAATCTTGAGCAGGGATTTCTTTTCTTAGTATTTTCTTACATTTTTTAAAACCTTTGTTTATAACTAAATAAACTATATTAGTTATATGATATTCAGATATTTGTCTTTCTATATCAGGTAACCTACCATTGCCATCAAGATGTAGTATATATGTTGCATCGACACTATTTGATAGTAATCCATCAGTATGTATATATTTTTTATATGTATAACATTTATTCTCTTCCATATCTAGTTATATAATATATTTAATAATGAACACTTTGTATTTAATTTAATATATTAG